CACCTTAATACGCAGAGATCAGAGACGGTTTTTAAATGAATGAATAGGGGAGAGCCGCAAGACTCTCCCCTTTATTCCTAGTTTTTAAAGGAGAAGACTATGGCAAAAAAGACCAAAACCAAAGTCGGCATAAAAGAACCTGATACGAAACCGGCACAGAAAGTAAAGAAGCCTACAGGCAAACCGCCCAAAGAGATCAAGATGAACCTGAGCCTGGCTAATCAAGACATGGCCTACGTGAAGGGAAAGGTCTATCAGGTGCCTCAACAGGTATCCGTAGATACCGCTAGAAGCTGGATTGATAGCGGGGCTGCTGAAAAAATCTCATGAAACTCAAGCTCAAAACCGCCCCTACCGTGGAGCCTGTGACGCTCGAAGAGGCAAAGCTGCATTTGAGGGTTGATGGGGGAGACGATAATACGTTAATTACCGCTCTCATCACGACGGCCCGGCAGCTTGCCGAGCGCGAGACTCACCGGGCATTCATAACGCAGACCTGGCAGATGTTCCTGGATCAGGCGTCATCAATCGTTGAGATCCCGAAGCCCCCGCTTCAGAGTATCGTATCTATAAAGGCGATCACCTCTACAGAAAGCTATGTTGACACAACCTCTGCTCTGGGTCAGGCGGTTTTATCCGTTGCCTCAACAACCGGCTTTGTGGCCGAAGATACAATCGTTATCAATAGAGATGGGACGAGAGAAGAGGAAAAGATCATCTTGTCTGTCCAGACCGACGTTTCTCTGACCCTGACAACGAACCTAGCGAAGGAACACACGGCAGACCAGGCCGATAGAGTGGAGAAATATACGCTTGTGGGGCTGGATAAGTATAGGGTTGATGCTTCAGAGAATTCTTACGGACGCGTGAGCCTCAAAACCGGCTCGAATTGGCCGACACACCGCAATTTCGCATCGTTTATCGTTGAGTTCAAGGTTGGATATGGAGACAAGGCAACTGACGTTCCAGAGGGCTTAAAACAAGCAATCCTCCAGCTTATCGCATACCTTTATGAAAATCGGGAAGTTAGCGGCATATCCGGTGAGGCAAAATTCCTCTTATGGCCTTTTAAGATACTGAGAATATGATATGAAAATCGGCGATCTCCGGCACCGGATCACATTCGAGAGGCCGGTAAAAGTGCCTGATGGCTACAAGGGTAATGTCGTAACTTGGCAAGCGGTCTGTGTTGTATGGGCCTCTGTCGAACCGTTATCAGGCCGTGAGTATTTCTACGCTCATCAGGTAAAGGCGGAAGTCTCACATAGGATAAGGATTAGGTATAACGAAAAGGTTACTACAGAAATGAGAATCAAGCACCGGAATAGATACTTGGAGATAGAGTCGATCATCGACCTCAAAGAGAGGCGCGAGGTTCAGGAGATCCTAGCAAGGGAAGAGAAATGAAAGTCACGCTGACGCCTGTAGGCTATAAGGAACTCCAAAGGGATCTTAAAAAGATGTCAAAAGAGATCGCCGTAAAGGTCAAAAAAGAGGCTTATGCCTCGGGCCTAGATGTGAAGAAAGAAGCGCAAGCCCGCCTCAAGGCATTAGAAGCCTGGGACACAGGCCACCTGGCGACGACCATCCTCGTTGAACGCTCATCTGACGGTTCAATTGTCGAGATCGGGCCAACAGCACCTTATGGGCATTATGTAGAGTATGGGACAAAACCGCATTTTCCTCCAATGGATGCGTTAGAGGACTGGGCTAGACGGCATGGGATGGATTCCGCATGGCCGATCTGTAAGGCAATCTCAGAGCGGGGAACACCGGCACAGCCTTATTTGCTCCCTGCTTATCTAGCGATTGAGGGTAAATATCTCAACAGGCTAAAGGGGCTCTTAACGGCATGAAAAGCCCGACTCTCGTTTTGCATGACGCCCAGGTTGTAAGGATCGAGGCCCATACCGGTTATACGATCTATGATGAGAATCCACAAAATGCACCTTATCCCTACGTAGTTATGGGAGAGATAACAGCCAAAGATTGGTCAGATAAGCTAGAGGATGGCATGGAGGTTTACTCAACGATCCATGTCTGGTCACGGTATCACGGACGGAAAGAAGCCGATGAGATGGCAGATAGAATACTCCAGGCGTTATCTTCGAGTGCAATTTCTGTTGGCTCCAATTTCAGAACCGCTTTAGACAGGCTTGATGATTACAGCCTGATAGTAGACATGGACGGCAAGACGAGACATGGCATATTGAGATTTAAGTATTTAATTGAGGAGCTTTAAATGAATACAAAGAGAGGGCTCGGATCAGCCTTTAGATTTCAGTCCATAAAGGAATTGATACTGAAGCTCTTTTGCAGAATAAAGCAGAATATAGCGGATAGGGAGCTCTCTCTTTTTTATAGATCGTCCCTTGCAGGGAGAAAAATCCAAATAAGGAGTAAATCATGGCTAAAGTAAAAGGTAAAAATATCTACGTTATGGTGTACAAAACTGATGATTACTACAAAGTGGGCGGACAGAAAGACGCAAGCATGTCCATTGGTCAAGATCCGATGGACACGACTGATAAAGATTCGGGTGGCTGGAAAGAGGGCGAGCTGGGTAACCGTCAGGTGACTATTGATTTTGACGCCTTTTTGATCGAAGACAACGCGTACTGGCTGGAACTCAAGAAAGGGCTTATCAACCTTGCAACGGATCATCAGAAATGCAAATGCCGGGTTCTGACACCAGGATATTCATACACCGGAGACTTCATTATGACAGGACTCAGCATGGCAGCACCTAACGAAGATATGGCAACTGTCTCATTTTCGCTCGTATCTGATGGTGTTATCACTGAAGCGACTGTCTGACGTTTTTAGAAAATCTTTAATTAGGAGGTAAAAATGGCAGCAGATTTAATTGTTTATCCGACTGTCTTAACCGGACTTGATCCCGATGGGGTGGCTTTCGTAAATGCAACTCCAGCGGGAGATTTATGTCCTAACGACGGCACTACGTTTCTTTTCTTTGAGAATGGTGCCGATCAGGAAGTCGTTGTTACTGTTGATTCAGTCAGAAAATGCTCACATGGTCAGGATCATAACTCAATCACTACTGTCCCCACATCAAAGCGTAGAATGATCGGGCCTTTCGATAGAGGACGGTTTAACAATGCAGCCGGAAAACTCGCAATTACTTACGGCGGGGCGGTGGTCAACCTGACTATAAAAGCCGTTACCGTGAAACCTACTCTAATTTAAGGAGGCAAAAATGGCAACATTAGTTGTAAAGAAAGTCGTTTTGGCTGTAGGGCTAAACCCGCTCGATCCTGCATATGCGGAGTGTGCCGTAGGCGGTGATGTCTGCCCGAATGATGGCTATACGTTCCTTCATCTCATCAATGGTCACGGCTCTGTGCAGAATGTTTCTATCGACTCAAAGCAGAAATGCGATCAGGGTGTAGATGACGATATCACAAGCGGAGATATTGCCATAACTACGGGACAGATGATGATTGGCCCATTCGATAGAGGGCGGTTCAATAATGCGGCTGGACAGATCGAAATCACTTATCCCAAAGGCGTGACATCGTTAACGATTGCCGCGATATCGGTGAAGCCATGAAAGACTATATTCTTGATTTAGACAAACCTCGCGAGCTTCGCTATGGCTTTAAGGCTAACCGCTTAATCCGTCAGAAGTTTGGCGAAAAGTCTCTTGAATCTTTAGTGAGTGATTTTAAAGTGGACGATATGCCAGCATTGGTATGGGCAGGGCTAAAATGGGAAGACAATGCGCTCACCGTTGAACAGCTTGAAGACCTACTCGATGAAGCGATCCCGAAAAAATATACAATTCTCGGGGTTATTGAAGAAGCATTAGAAGCTCTGGTAGCACACATGGGGGCTGATTTAAAAAAAGTAAAGGCCGACGCTTCGGAAGCGATAGCAGAAATGAAAACAAAAGCAGAGAAACCGAAGACGGTAACGGAAGAGAAGCCACAGCCAAAGAGGACGACCCTCTCTACGAAGAAGCGAAAAAAGTAGCTCTGACTATCGGGATCTCACATACTGAATTAGACGAGCTTACCCTCGTCGAGCTTAATGAACGGATCGTCGGCTTCAATAAGCGGGAAGATGCATACTTTCAGAAATTTGCTCAACTTACTGCACATGTTATAGCTCATTTGTCTCCTGGACAGCGGATAAAGGCACAAGATTTATTGCCTGAAGTTTTCCCCGCACCTCCTGTCTATACAGAAGAGGAGAAGCAAAGAGAGCTTGATGAGATAAAGAAATCCGTAGGATTGGATAACTAAAATGGAAGTAAAATCACTTCTGGTTAGGTTCGGAACCGACCTTAAAGCTATGGAAGATGGCTTTAAAAAGGCCGATGGACTTATCCAGAAACATAGCGAGAAGTTCAAGAAAGTCGGCAAGGCTATGACCGTCGCTGGTGCGGCTATTGTCGGCTCTTTGGGAATGATGGTTAAGAGTTATGTCGCCGCCGGTGATGAAGTCCACAAGATGGCCCTCCGCACAAGCTTCTCTACTGAAGCTCTTTCCGAGCTCAAATATGCCGCAGAGATAAGTGGTGCTACTCTCGCTGATGTCGAAAAAGGCATTAAGAAGATG